CGGCAAAACTTTGGTAGCCACTCTCAGCAGAGCCAAGCGTGATTGTTCCAGTACCTGTTGTGGCAGTGGTGACTTTGGCTCTGTTTACGAGAGTGACCATAGTTTATGCAATCCGCAAAATGGCGTTGCTCGCATCCGCGGTCGGGAACTGGATCGTGAACGTACCATCTGTCGAGGTCTTGTCCGAACCAAAGTCCAGCACTGCAACGGTAGGATCACCAGAGGCTGTGCTGTTGTAGATCAACGCGCCGCGAGCGGTGATCGTAGCGGATGTAAACTCAAGGTCAGCAAAGTCCGTCAGAGCCGTTGTACCAGAAGTTGTTGGCGTCACGTTTGTAAGAGTGCCACCGCCAGCGGCGTAGCTACCGGAATCGCCAACTTCATTAGTCGCGGTGTATGCGGTGGTCGCCGCAGTGAACGATGCACTGTTTGTATACAGTGCAAGTTTGAACGTATCACCTGTTGAAGTGGTGAAGTTGTGTGTGCCAGTCATCAGTTCTTTCTTGAACGATGTGCACATAAAGTTACCTGTAAAGGCCATTTAAAGTCTCCTAAGTTGAGCTGCGAGGTCAGGAAACCCGGCCTCTTGGATTTTTGCGCACATCGTTGCGCGGTCTTCCCTGACCGCTACTTTAATGTAATGCGCGATAACTTTCAACATTTGAGATTTATACGCCTCTGCCTGCTGGCGAATTTCTGGAGGCGCAGATTTGGATACGCTCATCAGCTTGTCTACACACAACTCAGCAACTGCATCAGGGCTGTGCCCTCCGTTACTAGCTGTGTGTACTTTTATGGCATCGAAGCCAAAATCCATCTCAAGTTGCATTAGAGTCTCCCGTCTCTGTATTCATCTGTCGTGCTACGAATCTGGACCCCGGTAAGCTGGCCAAGAGCTTCGCTATAACGAGTAGTGTATAACTGGATGAGGTCTGCCTCACCCTTCATGTATGTGTACGCCTCAATCAAAGAACCATAAAGCAAAGCGGATTCGGCGTTGTCGCCGTACCAAGATGTACCTGTAGTTACGATTGAAGGCGGATCGTAGTAATAATGCAACTCAACTGTGTAGTTGGCATCAGGTGTTGGGCCGAGGATAAAGTTACCTTGCTCCCCGCCGTAGTCCCCATCAAATTGAGCGTAGTATTTTGGTAGCCCAGAAGTGCTAGAAGCCGGGTAAGCCTCACGAATAAAGTTCACGTCTTTATCAAGGAGGAACGAGTAATCTCCAGAGGAGTCTACGACGGATAAAGAAAACACAGAGATAAAATCTTCTGGCCGGGCTAAGTACCAATTACCACTGGTGGTAGCCGCAGTAACATTCTTACGCAGCTCAGGCACCATTATAGAGCGGTTAAGCCGCTCTTCCGCCTGTTCGACGAAGGTGGGAATGTTAGAGACGAAGCTCGTCTCCTCATTCTGTGTATAGTCCTGTATCGCTGCTACCAGCTCAGTGTAGTTCATCAGAACTTACCCCATGTTATAGTTGCCGCCACGTGTAGCAGCGCCCATGCCGCGGCACATACCGCCATCACCCATCTTCTTGACTTTGCCACCGTATTTCATGCCCATCATAGCCTCGGTCATGGCCTCTTCTCTGGCCCGGCGTTCTGCAGCGGCGTTACCACGTGCAACGGCTCCAGTTTCTGCGCGCTCTTGCGCAGCTTTCATGGCTTTTTTCGTACGCGCTTTAGGACGCAAGGATTTTTTAGGGGCTGGCATTTTAATCTCCATCAGTTGTTGTAACGGTAACGCTTCCTACGGAGCTTACCATATATTGCGCTGGGTTCCAAACAGGGTTCCAGCCAAAAAGACCCCGGCCCGGATTCGTATCTGGACGCGGGTTCAGCAAAGATTGTGGGTCGGCAGTGTTAACATCACCGAGAAAATTCTGTGGTTGGTCAGGATCAAACACATCCTTGCCTACACGCAAGCCAGTGCGTACGCCGTGCTGTACCTCAAACACAAGGTCTTCCAGTTTATAGCGGAACCCGGTTCGGTCACATATGCCGTATGCGTGTTTGCCACTGGCGTACCCAGCCATTACATAGCTCCTCGGAATGGAACTATCTGAAGGGTAGAGCGGTCTTGGTCTTGGTTCGCTGCCATACGGAATTGATCTTCATACTCTTGTTTTAGCGGTACGACACGATCCGCAACCTCGGGTTTCTTCATCGCAATATAGTACGCCAGACCAGAAACAAGAGCTGGGACAAACCGAGGTGGTATAGAAGTTGTAGCCCCACCAACACCGGACGATAGGCCGTCAATACCTTTCAGGCGGTAGTAAAATAACTCATATGTTGTAGCAGAGTTTGGTATCGGCCACAGAGTTACTTTCACATCGGTAGCGTTTCGCTGCACGTAGATTTGCGACGGACGCCCCTGCGTGTTCTTATTGCCCTGCTGCGCATAGGTAGAAACACTCATACGCTGTATATACGAATCTAGTTGCTGCGACGTACCTGAGTCAGTGCGGAGCTGGTGCTCAATCAAATCAATAGTATCCGATGGCAAAGTGTAAGTTGCTGTACCCGCAACCAGAGGCAAAGTCCCAGCTTCGATGGTAAACAGGTTCAGGCCACGGTTCTGCCACTCCAACGTCATTATGTTGAGGCTACGCCGTGCAGTCTTTAGGTCGTATCCTGAACGCATTTCGAGGCCAGCGCGTTCGTACGCTTCCTCAAACAGCTCGGATAGCTCGGGTACAACTACTGCCATGATCTAGGCCTTCCTATACTTCGCCGTCTTCTTGGCTATCTTCTTAGGCTGCTTGGCAACCTGCTTGCCCTTTTTAGTAGCTTCACGCTTCTTCTTCGTAGTAGCGGCATACTCCGCAGGCGTCAAAGCCTTGATAGCCTTCTCAGGGAGATACCGTTCCCCTGTGGCCTTTTTCCCTTGCGTCGATGGCTTACCGGACTTTGTCCGCCATTTCTGCTTGGTCCAAGCCTTCAGGCTTTTTTGTGGCTTCTTCACTTCTTATAGCCCCCACCTTTAGCTTTATACTGTTTCGCAAGCATCTGAGCCTTGCGAGCAGACCACTGTCCGGGTTTGCCGCCTTTACCACCTGCTTTGATCTTGCTGAACAAGTTCTTACGCATAGTGGGCTTGGTGTAGTTACCAGCGGCGTTAACAGTGGATTTCTTTTTTGGTGCCATCAGACCATGCGACCTTTGGTTTTACCCTTCATGCAGCAGCCATCACCGCGGTTCATCTTGCCACCAGAAGCCATCTTCTTCATTTTACCACCGCAAGCACATTTCATTGCGCCACATGACGGACAAGCACTGCCGCCTTTAGCCATCTTTTTAACGCGGTCGCCAGTAAGTTGGCTTCCCATAGAAGAACGTCCCATCATAATATTCACCACTTTACCTTATCTGCCCAATAGGCGGCTGACATTTTACCCTTGGCAATGTTCTTGCCGTGGCGGGCCTTAAAAGATTTACGCTTTGCCTTCATACGGTCGGACTCACCGGCTTTGGGTTTGCCAGCAGTCTTCGCGCCCTTCTCACCAAACCGGATAGTCTTGATCTTGTCACCCTCTTTAGCCACAACAATGTGAGACTTCTTCGGATGGCTAGGAGTTCGCTTAGGCTTGTTAAAACCAGCTACCCCTGCTCTTGCTAACCGTGGGTCTTTTTTCTCAGGCATAGCTCACTCGTAAAAGATTGTAGCGGTTACGTTTGCGGGTAGTGATACATACACGCCGTTTTTGGCAAGGATGCCATCCCCCGGTATTATAATATCGACTGTACTCTGAGCCTTCTCGTCAACCTCAAGAAGCACAGTGCCGGAAGCGGCGGCCGCATTATCATAGAATATTACATCCCCTGACGTGCCGGATGCTGTGTTCACAACCACACCCCTTAAACGGCACCTACGATTTATAAGTGCCGATGAAGTGTGTGCGTGAGCGGAGAGTACATCATTCCCAGCCATAACGTATCACTCTATAAGTAACGTCATTACGTTCCCTGAGCCCGTAAAGGCAGAAACATAACAACCTTCGTCAGCTAAAATACCGTCGTTTGGAATATATACGTCGTTCCAACCAGTAGGTAGAGTTAACTGTAATATAATAGGGCCAGTAGCCGACCCACTGCGAATAGTAAAAGCAGCTGCGGATGCGGCGTTTACTAAAACCCCTTGCAGCCTGCCGCGCGATGGGCCTACAAGTGCGGCGGCATCGCTTGCCGCAAAGTTATAAGCTCGTACTTCTTGCCCAGCCATAATCTAGCCCTTCTTCTTTGAGGGACGCCCACGCTTGCTTTTGACAGGTTTTTCTTCCCACGCCTCATTTACATCAGGTGTAGAAGGGTCATCTGCTTTAAGCGTACCGTCGTTATTCCTAGCGCGTGTCTTCGCTACTTTTATAGGGGTGCCGTCGGGGTTTAACCCCCGATTAGCGAGTTCTTCGGCAGAGGGTGCTTTAAACCTACTCATAACCTAACCCCTTATGCTGCGGCGATTGTGGCACCTGTGTCGGAACGCTTCCAGTTTGTTCCGTCAGAGAAAGCCAATATTGCTGCGCCTGCTGCGCCGTTTGAAACAAATACAACAGTACCTGCGCCAGCGTCTGAAGCTGAAGGTGCGTTTGCAACTGTGTATGTTGGAACAACGATGTCACCGATAAAACCGTTGGTAGAGGTCACTGGACCTGAAAATGTAGTCGAAGCCATTTTAGTACCCTTTGCATAAGGATTCGCTCTGTAGTCTATGCAACGTCAGGCGGGTAGATACCTGTCTACAAAGCTAATGTTGTACCC